GTAAAGGAAATCGGAGATGACTTTACCAAACTGGCAGCAGACATTGACGAAACTGAAACATACGTTGACACTGGTTCGTTCATCTTTAATGCTCTTGTATCTGGCTCTATCCGTGGGGGTGTTTCTGGTAATAAAATCACTGCAATTGCTGGTGAAAGTTCTACTGGAAAGACTTTTTTCTCACTCGCAGTGGTCAAGAACTTCTTGGATACTAATCCCGATGCATATTGCCTTTATTTTGATACTGAGGCAGCTGTCAATAAGTCACTCTTAGAAAGTCGTGGAATCGATCTGAGTCGTCTTGTCGTGGTCAATGTAGTAACTGTTGAAGAGTTCCGTAGTAAGGCACTCAAGGCAGTGGATATGTATCAAAAAGCACCTGAAGAAGACCGCAAACCCTGCATGTTTGTGCTAGACTCTTTAGGAATGCTTTCGACTGAGAAAGAGATTACTGATGCACTCAATGAAAAGCAGGTTCGTGACATGACAAAATCACAACTGATTAAGGGTGCCTTCAGAATGTTGACACTCAAGTTAGGGCAGGCTAACATTCCAATGATCGTTACTAATCACACCTATGACGTTATCGGCTCTTATGTTCCTACTAAAGAGATGGGAGGTGGTAGTGGCCTTAAGTATGCTGCCTCTACCATTATTCATCTTAGCAAGAAGAAAGAAAAAGATGGAACAGAAGTCATTGGAAATCTTATCAAGGCAAAGACTGCTAAGTCACGTTTAAGTAAAGAAAACAAGGATGTCACTATTCGTTTATTTTATGATCATCGTGGTCTTGATAAGTATTATGGTTTACTTGAGTTAGGTGAACTTGCCGGAATGTGGAAGAACGTTGCCGGTCGTTATGAAATGGATGGTAAAAAAGTATATGCCAAGGCAATTCTAAAAGATCCAGAAGTTTATTTTACAGAAGAAGTAATGCAGCAACTTGATGCTGCCGCGAAGAAGATTTTCTCTTATGGAACGGATTGAGACTACAATTCTCAGAAACTTAATATGTAACGAAAATTATTCTCGTAAAGTCATTCCATTTATAGAACCAACATATTTTGAGCAAAGAGGTGAGAAAGTAATCTTTGAGGAGATTACTCAGTTCATTGTGAAGTATGGTTCTGCCATTACAGCAGAAGCACTAAATATTGAGGTTGAGAATCGGACAGATCTAAACGAGAGTGAGATTAAAGAAACCAGAGACATCTGCAATTCGTTTACAGATCTTCCAGTAGATAATGAATGGTTATTGGATACCACCGAAAAGTGGTGTCGTGACCGTGCGATTTATCTTGCACTGATGGAATCTATTCATATTGCAGATGGAAATGATGAGAAGAAGAGTAGGGATGCGATTCCTTCTATTCTTTCTGATGCACTGGCAGTTTCTTTTGACAACAACATTGGACACGACTACTTAGAAAACTATCAAGAAAGATATGAGTACTATCACAGGAAGGAGGAGAAGGTTTCGTTTGATCTCGAATACCTTAACAAGATTACGAGCGGGGGTATATCTAATAAGACTCTTACTATCGCGCTTGCTGGTACAGGCGTCGGCAAGTCTTTATTCATGTGCCATGTTGCTAGCTCCGTGTTGCTCCAAGGGAAAAACGTTCTCTACATTACAATGGAGATGGCAGAAGAGAAAATTGCTGAACGAATTGATGCGAACTTATTAGATGTTGCTATTCAGAACATTGTAGATTTGCCTAAGTCAACGTTTGAGAATAAAGTAACTAAGTTAGCAGCAAAAACACAAGGCACACTTATAATTAAAGAATACCCTACAGCATCTGCACATAGTGGACATTTTAAAGCACTTCTTAGTGAGCTTGCACTTAAGAAGTCATTTAGACCTGATATTATTTTCATTGATTACCTTAATATATGTGCTTCCTCCCGTTATAAGTCAGGGATGTCTGTCAATTCATATAGCTATATTAAATCTATTGCAGAGGAGCTTAGAGGGTTGGCTGGCGAAGCCGAGGTCCCTATCGTATCTGCCACCCAGACCACTCGTTCTGGTTATGGTAGCTCTGATGTTGACCTTACTGACACTTCTGAGTCCTTTGGTCTCCCTGCTACTGCTGATCTTATGTTTGCCCTTATTAGCACTGAGGAACTTGAGCAGATTGGACAGATAATGGTTAAACAATTGAAGAACAGATATAATGATACTGTAGTCAATAAGAGATTTGTGATTGGAATTGATCGTGCCAAGATGCGTCTTTATGATTGCGAACAGTCAGCACAGGATAATATACTTGACTCTGGACAGGAAGAAGAGTATAATAACGAGGATAGACCGAAGAAATCATTTGAGGGATTTAAATTTTCATGACCGTAAATACTGACGCATATCTTGAGTTTGTGAATGCCGTTACATCTCAACCCAGTAAAGATGCTGATGCCTTTGAGTATCGTATTCAAGAACTTCGTGGAGAAGGATTTGAAACACATCGACTTCTCACTGCCTCTGTTGGTATGTGTGCCGAAGCAGGTGAGTTTACTGAAGTTGTAAAGAAGATTATCTTTCAGGGTAAACCAGTCACCGAAGAGAATCTGTTTCATCTCAAACGTGAACTTGGTGATATTATGTGGTATGTGGCACAGGCATGTATGGGACTCAATGTTTCTCTTGATGATATCATTGAGATGAATGTTGATAAACTCAAGTCACGATATCCTGGTGGAGAATTTTCCGTAAAACATTCCGAAATCCGTAAGGAGGGAGACATTTGATCGAATACTTAATAGGAGTTTGTATTGGCATAATTGGTATATTGTATATTAAAATACTTAAATTTGAATCTCGTATTCGTAAATTGGAGTATTCTATAAAAAATAATATTCATAATTACGATTATGTAACTAATACTCAGGATCAAATAAAGAGAGATAGAAAATTTTTTGAATCTGAAATATCAAAAATTTACGATAAAATAGAAAAACAAAAGGGGTAATTATGAGTCAAGATAAAAAAGTAACATTAGAACTATCTGTCTATCAGGCAGCAGCAGTTCGTCAGTCATTATTTACTGATACGAGAGGATATACTTATGATCCTACATGTTGTCCGCAACGTGTGATTGATATTCGTCAAGCAATTGTAAGTCTTGATGAACAAATCGAAGAGGCACTTAAGGAAGAATAATGTATACAATTCTCAACTATCTTATATCATTCTGGACGGTAGTTGTGATGAATTGTATACAACCTGTGAACTGGAAATATTGTCACCGTGTTGACCAATGGTTAGTTCCTGATATTCAAGAAGGATGGAAACATTATACTGGTGAGATAGTTCCATATCAAAAAGAGAAGGACTATCTTAATCAAGATGGTCCTTTCTAAATATTTTATAAAATATATGATTAACGAAATTTTAAAAGAATTAATATCATCTTTTGAGACTGAATCAAATTATCCAGCAAAATTAAAGTATAAAGATTTTCTTGCACATGTCTACATGACTTTTGATAAGAAGATAGTATCATCTAAGGTAGATAGGGAAATGAATAAATATAAGAAAATGAGAATAGATGTGATCAACTATATCGTTGCACATGAAAATCAGATAATAAAACAATTAAGTAAGTAATGAAAAATTTCTCTCAATTTATTATCGAAGCACCCGATGCCGCAACTCAAGCAAAGGCACTTGGATTTAAAAGTGATGGTCATGGTGGTTGGGGAAGAGTTATTAGAGGTACTTGGGAGTTTATGGGTAAAACCTTTACCAACCCAAAAACAGGAAGAACATCAATTGAGTATTCAAATAAAGGAACGAAACTAGGAGGACAAGATCGCAGACAAACTCCAAGAGAAAAAAGAATATCAGGAACAACATATGCTCCAATAGCAGCATCATATGAATATGGAACTGATGACTATGAAAAGCAATTAAGAGAAAAATATATCAATAAAGAAATTTTTAATATTGATGAATGGGTGAAGTGTGATGTTAGTGAAAGTATTGGAAAGATTATCAGAAGAGGAACAAACTATCTAATCTGTGTAACTGAAGATGGTGAGATGTTTAAACCTTGGATAAAAGATGTATTAGAATCAGTGACTAATAATAATGCACCTTCTGGGGTTCCTGCCGATCAGAGACTTGTAGGAACTGATGCTTATCGGAAGTATGTTGAGAAAATGGTTCCTGGAAGTGAATGGGGCAAACAATTTATAAATAAATATAAGAAAAAGTAAGAATTATTAGATCTTCCGATGAGTAATAACGTATTTGAAGAAGCTCCTCAGTCACCTCAATCTTCTGGTGGTGCAATAGATAAATTAAGAAAGGCTGCAAGACAACTTGCTTATGATACTCGTTATAAAGTAAAAGGTAAGTTTAAGGAAGGTCAGAAAACTGATCCTGCATCACTTCAACGTGCTTATATGCAACAGTTGGGTGCATCCTCTGCACCTGGTCCTGTCAAGTTGCTTGCTAAGAAGATGTTGATGGGTGAACAGTATGATTTTGCTATGGTTGAATCAGCACTTCCTCAGATTTTTAATAAAGTATTTGTAGAAGGTGTTGGAGAATATGTATTAAGGGTAAAAGATCCTAAAGCAGGTTCTCAGTATACAAGATCTTATGGTACATATGCTGCTGCAGAAGCAAAGGCAAGTGAACTTAGGAAAAAAGGTTTGCGTGTAGAACTTGCTAATGCTAGTAGTAGTGCAAAGAAAAATACTTATGATAATAAGGGTGGTAGTAAAGGATTAGATCCTGTCGGAAAAGAAGATTCTGATGTTGATAATGATGGTAAACCGAATACTAAGTCAGATAAGTATCTGATGAATCGTCGTAAGACAATTGGTAGGGCAATTACAAAAGAAGAAACTTATGTGAAGGGATCGGCATTTCCTAAAGAAACTTATGTGAAGGGATCGGCATTTCCTAAAGAAACTTATAAGAAAGAGTCTTCTTATAAAGAAAAGTATATGACTAAATCTGCCAAAAAAAGAATGGCAAAAGAAGAAGTCATCTATGAAACAGAAGATGAGCAAGGTAAAAAACTTGATGTAATGAAAGGTAAAAATAAAGTCATAATTAATCCTAATGTTTTAGAGAATGCAACACAATATTTTTATGATCAGGGATATAATGAAGAAGATATTGCAATAATCTCTGAGGGAATGGGTTATGATATGTTTCTTGAATTTGTTAATGAGGTTGGATCTACGATATGTCTTTATGAAGATGTTCAAGGAGAACTATTAACAAAAGGAGGCAAAGCAAGAAAAAATCCAAAGATTACTAAATCTTCTGGAACAGCAAGTGAAATTTCACCCAACAAATCAAAAGAAAATAAAAAACCTGAGGAAAAGAAATCTTCTCCTGGACAACTTTCAATTAATTATAATAAGAAACCATCTCCACCAGGACAGGAAAAAATCAAGCAGGGAATACAAACTGCAGTAAAAAAAGCAACTTCTCCTGAAGCAAAGAAGAAAGTTGGTGGTGCAGTTAAAGATGCTGCAAATACTGCTGCAAATACTGCTGCAAGAGTTGCACTTTCTGCCTGGAAGGGTCATCAAGCAGCAATGAAAGAGAAGGAAAAAGGTGGATCAATTGCTCAACAAATTGGTTCTGGTGCAAGTAGAGCAGTTGGTTCTTTCTTAAAGAAAGGAAAAAGTCATTTAGAAAATTATGAACCCACTGTCCGTGAGGGAATTAAAGCAGAACTTGATTTACTGAAGGCACAAAGAGTTGAGGAAGCAATGGATGCGGTAAACGCAGCAGGTCCTTCTCCTGAAGAAAAACGGCAACTTGCTAATAAGGATAAGATGTTGAAGAAAAAAATGATGTTGCAGAAGCAACAAATGGCATTGCAGAGGTCGGGAAAACTTGCCTTGAATTACGGTGAGGAAGCAGGATCATGTATGAATAGTAAAGAAGGTGAAGATTGTCCTGTTCATGGAAAGGATGATTGCTCTATGGAAGATCCAAGGTCAATGCCTACTAAAATCAATCTTGCAAAGAACAAGTTGAGAGCAATGGGTCTCAAGATGTCTTATGATATGGAAGGTGATTTGGTTGATGAGAAGTATCAGGGAATGTATCAGTCCCCTGCTCCTACTCATAATAGATTAAAGAGTAGTGATGAAAAAGCACGTATGTCTCCTGGTCGTCGTGCTCTGGAAAGATCCGATGAACTTCAAAGGAAAGATCCAAAATCTCCGAGAGCAAAGAAACAGAAGAGAGTATCAGATCAAATAAATCGCAACTTCCAATCTGCACGTAAAACTGTAGGTGAAGGATTGAGTGTTGAAGACCAGATGAAAGTGAGTCAAGAATACTTTAAAAAACGTAATTCTCGTTCACCCGAAGAGAAAAAGGCAGAAGCAGATAAGGATGCTAAGAGTCGTGCAAAGAATTATGCGATGCACAAAAGACCAGACCCATACAAATCACGTCCTGGAGAGAGTGATTGATGCCTGCAGTATCACAAAAACAACAGAAGTTCTTTGGAATAGTTCGTGCCATTCAAAAAGGAGAAATGGCACCGACTACTCCTGAGACTGCAAAGGCAGCTGCCGATATGAATGAGAAAGATGTGAAAGACTTTGCATCTACTAAACATAAAGGACTTCCTGAAAAGAAGGAAGTGAAAGAAGCACTTCGTAGTTCTTTGCTTTCTGATCCAAAATTTATGAAAAGAATTGCCAAAGAAAAAGAAGAACAAAAACCTAAAGTGAAAAAGACTTTTTCTACATTCAATAAAAATGCTCAGGAAGCAAAGAAAAGATATGAAGTAGATAATAAAAAACCATTCAATGTTCATAGAAATACTACATATTATTGAAAATTT